AAATAAGAATAATAAAATGGATAAAAAAATGAAACAACTTAATATAAATTAACATGAGTGAAAAGAGAACAGAACCAATCAAACCAAATTCGATCAAGACAGTACCAATGAAAGGATTAATAGTTATTGATCCAATCAAAATAATTTCAAATTATGAGAGAGAACGATTAAAAAAGAAACCTGATGTAATACTTACTCAAGAAGAAATATCAAACTATAATAAACAAATTGCAGAGAGTTCTAAAGATGTATTAAAAATATGGTCAGAACACCCAGATCAAGGTGTTATAGTTGCATTACATCCAGATGATGCAGAGATATACGAATTAAGAGTAAATGATCATATTGCTTATAATCATAGTGAATATACCGGAATATTAATTGTCTATAAAAAGAAAAGATATATTGCTCTTAGACCAGGAGAGATTATAATGAGATATTTAACTGATGAAGTGTAGTGTGATTGTATCATCTAGTGTAAATTAGGGAGTCTTATGATTCCCTTTTTTATTTAGGAATAAGTTAATGGTAATATAAATTTGCACATTAATTAAATACCATTTACTTTTACATTAATATTTTGTATAGATAATAATTAATATTCATTACAAATGGTGAATAATGAAATATTGCAACTAACTACTAATTCTAAAAGATTTTTTATTGAATATCTATCATTAAAGAAACCAATATTGGAAGTAATGTTGCAAATGATCAATAAAAAGAAAATCAATCTTCATCCTAAACTTCTTCATGTATTTGCATTAATTTTATACTATAACAATCTATATAAAGATCTACCAGAAGATCAAAAATGGAAGAAAGTATTTGATTATGATACTAAAGTACAAATGATGAACGAAGTAGGAATCAATGAAGGACATTTAAATACATATATATCAATATTACGTAATTATCATTTACTGACTGGCAAACAAATAAGTTTGCCTTTTATATTTTATCCAGAATCAGGATTTGAGTTAACATTCAAATTTAACTATAAAGAAGAAAATGAATAGTGAACATACAAGACAGATAATCAATGAGATAGCAGAAGAAGAAGGATTGTCTGATAAAGCAATACGATTAATAGTTAATAGTCAATTTGAAGGAGTTAATAGAGTGATTACAAGTGGAATACCAGACAAAATAGAATCATTTAAAAGTGTGAGGATTAATGCATTTGGTATATTTAAGTTTATGCCATGGAAGTTTAAAAATTTCATGCAAAAAGGAAGAACAAGAAAATCGTATGATAACGAAAAAAGGATGAGGTATGACAATAAAAGATAATAGTTCATTATTTATACTTGAAGGAGAGAGAATAATTATTAACCCAAAGGCATTAATGATACCAGAATTCTCTGATCTTTATGTAAGAGATAAATCACCTGGTAAGAAAAGATCATTAAAAGAGTTATCATATGTGTATTATATGGCAGATTATAAGAGTGAGTATAATGCATATGGACTATCAAAAGAAACACAATTGGGTGTAGATATAATGAATCAGAGAGATTATAAACCTGATTCATATGTACAGAAAGCAATAGATAAATATAAAGTATTACAAGAAACTCCATCAATGAGATATCTTATATCAATGAGACAAAGGGTAAATAGTCTTATTGATTACTTGGATAATGCACAGGTAAAGGATAAGAAGAAAAAGAAGAATGAAGATGGGACCACAGAAGAAACATATCTTAATCCATTCATATCAATCAATCTTATAGTATCTACAATGAGTAAATTAGAAGAGACAATAGAGAGTATAGAGAAATGGGAAAAGAAAGTGTTTGAAGAAGAAGAAGAAATGAAGATAAGGGGTGGTGGTATGCTTAATGTTTTTGAAGATCCACAATCAGCTAAATGGGTAGGTAATAAATAAAAATATGAAACAAGTTGAAATTGCAATAGTTAATACTGAACTTGCAGAAATGAATATCCCACAAGAAGATGTATATAAACCATTACGATTTAATGAGAATTATTTATTGGGATATTGGATTAGTGGTGAAGGTGAAACAATTACATTTTATTTAGGAGCACAGAGTTTTATATGTAAGAATAATATATATAATAGAGATCTTTTTGATTCTATATTAAGAAAATGAAGATATTTGAACTTAAAGAAAAAGAGATTGGTCTATATAAAAAGGAACCACATTATAATACTTATGAGTTCACTACATCAGCACAACACTTTAAAGAATTCAACTGTTATACACGTCATCCTATAAATACTTCACCTAATAGTCAATGGTATAAATTTTGGGTAGAAGAAGCAAGAAGATGTTTATATGGATATAATATAGGACGTGATTGGATACCAGGATATTTCTATTGGTATCTTAATTACTTTCAGATAGAGAAATCAGTAAAGGTTGATATTGATGAGAAAGAAAGTAAATTCATATTGCCAGAATCAGCACTACAATACAGTCTATTAGAAAAAGGAAAGAAAGATAAAGATGAATATTCTCTTACTATACCTACAGAAGAAGATTATTTTAATATACAAGCAGAAAGAGTAACATCATTTCCTGACTATTGGGATAGTGACTATGACTATTTTCATTACTTAGAAGAATGTGAACAATTAGGAGAACATGCTATAGTTCTTAAAACAAGAGGAAGGGGTTATTCATTTAAAGGAGCATCTATGCTCAATAGAAACTTCTATCTTATTCCTAAGTCAAAGTCTTATGCATTTGCTAGTGAGAAAGAATACCTTACTAGTGATGGTCTATTGACTAAAGCATGGGATGGAATGGGACACATAGAGGTCAATACACCTTGGGGAAAGAGAAAGTCTAAGGTAGATACAATGATGCATAAGAGAGCATCATACATGAAACTACATAATGGTATCATGTCTGAACTTGGATTTGGAAGTGAGATAATAGGAGTAACTTTTAAAAACAATGTAGATAAAGGAAGAGGTAAAAGAGGTAAGTTAATTGAATGGGAAGAGTTAGGAGCATTTCTTAATAGTCTTATATCATGGAATATTTCATTAAAATCAATGTCGCAAGGCAGGTTAACTCACGGTTTAATGGTGGGATTTGGGACCGGAGGTACTGATATAGAGTATCTTATGGGACTTGAACAGTTATTCTCACGTGGTGCAGGATATAAGGTACATATGATACCTAATACATTTGAACCGGAACTCGGATATGATAAGACTGCAATGTTCATAGGGGAACATAGAAACCATGAGATAGCTAATGATAAGGATGGTAATTCACATTCTGAGATAGCAATACCATATATATTAAAAGACAGAGAAAGTCATTTAGAAGAAACAAAGAACAGAGAAATGCATTTGAGGTATTGTGCAGAAGCACCTATTAAACCTTCAGAAGCATTAATGCAGATAGGTGGTAATATATTCCCTACTGACTTACTTAAACAACAGAAAGCATATTTATTATCACATAAAGATACTTATCTTAATAGTGCATGGATAGGTACGTTATCAATGGATCCTGAAACAAATAAAATAGAATGGAAGTTAGATCCAAATGCAATACCGATAGATCATTATCCTCATACTGATCTTACTAATCTCAATGGTTGTGTAGTAATATATGAACCACCATTTAAAAATAAAGATGGTATTGTTCCACCAGGTTTATATATATCAGGAAATGATAACTACGATCACGATCAATCCACTACTGATTCTCTTGGTTCTACACAAGTAATGAATAGAATGACTGAACGTATTGTAGCTGAATATACAGGTAGACCACTAACCGCTTCAATGTTCTATAATACTAATAGATATCTATTGATGTATTATAATGCAGTACAAAATCATGAAAATAACCTTAAAGGATTACTTGCAGATATGATTAAACATAGATGTGAATATCTTCTATGCGAAACTCCTGATATTATAAAAGATAAGGTAGATGATAAAAGAGTATTAAGTAGGGCAAAAGGAACACCTGGTACCGGACCTATTATTAAATATGGATTAGAATTAATTTTAGAATGGTTAATGAGACCTGCAGAACCAGGAACCGGAAGATTAATGTTAAATACAATAAAGAGTATAGCATTACTTGATGAATTGATTTATTATAATAGCAAGGGAAATTTCGATCGTGTTCTCAGCCTTATATATTTATTAATATTACATGAAGATAGATGGCAACATAAACCTGATTTAGATCAATTAAAGAAAAAAGAGTTACATCCTTTCTTTGCTAACAATCCACTTGTTAAGATGAATCAAAAAACAAGTAATAGTTTTATAAGTGCTAATTTTAATACTAAAGATATATGGGATAAATAATTTTGTGTGTCTTATATAATAGTGTAATTTGCAAAATATATATTAAAAATTATGGGTACGAAAATATTTAATTTCCCGAAACAGAAGTTATCCTATAAGGAAAAGACTAAAGAATGGGCAATAGAAAATGTAAAAGCAGGTATAACATTATCTGACTATGATCCTGGTAGAATAAGGAAGACTAAAGAGGAAATGAAACTTAACTACAATCTTATTTCAGGAAAATTTGATGAAAAAGATGTAGATAAGTCACTTAACCCACAGAACTTAAAAGGAGTTCATTTTCCTGCAAAGATTCAAAACTATCCCATAGAACTTACAAAATTGGACGTGTTAAAAGGAGAAGAGTTATCACGTCCTTTTAATTGGTTCCTACGTGCATCAAACGATCATGTAGTAATACAGAAAGAAGAAAAAGAAACAAGTGCAGTAAAAGAATATATTACAAATACTCTTGACAATCCTAATATATCAGAAGCAAAGATGAAGAGTGATCTTCAACGAATGAAGAAATACTATAATTATGATTATCAGGATGAGAGGGAAGAAATGGGTACCAGATTACTTCAACATCTCTGGAAAACACAAAAGATACCATATTTATGTACCGATGCATTTTATGATATAGTAACAGTAGCAGAAGAAGATTATTCTTGTGATATATTTCATGGAGAACCATATAACAGGAAAGTTAAACCTTCAAGTCTATCGGTATTCGGTAATGGAGAGAGTAATTATATAGAAGATGCGATGATTATAACAGAAGAAAGTTATATGTCTATTGGTAGTTTACAAGATTTATTCTATGATGAGTTTACAGAAGATCAGGTTAAACAATTAGATGAGGGTGCATTTAAGAATAGGTTAGGAACAAATATTGTATTATCTGGTCCTATTAATCTATCAGAAGAATATGCAATGCAGGTAGGTACTCAGTTAGTTCCTCTTTCAAGTAGTGATAACTGGTCTTTCGCAGGTGGGTATGATGATAATGGAAATGTTAGAGTAGTAAGAGTATGTTGGCAGTCAAAAATAAAAGTAGGTAAGCTTACTTATTATGAAGATGGTGAAGAATTACATGATTACGTATCAGAAGATTATAAACCTAATGAATCATTTGGAGAAAAAATAAAATGGGAATGGTTAACTGAATGGTGGCAAGGATATAGAATAGGTAATGATATGTTTGTTAAGTTGGAACGACTACCTAGACTTGGAATGACATTTAATAATCCTTCAAAGATTCGTCCACCATATGTAGGAACAATATATAGTATAGGTAATAAAGCATATTCACTTGTAGATAGAATACGTCCATATAAATACCTTTATAACATAACTATGACACGTGCAGAAATGGCATCGGCACGTAATAAAGGAATACTTGCTGAACTTGATCTTGCACGTATACCAGAAGGATGGGAACCTGATGTGTGGATGATGTACGCAGAACTTAATGGATGGTTCATCACTGATTCGTTTAAAGAAGGTAATGAAGGTGCAGCAATGGGAAAACTATTAAACAATATTAATAATAGGGCACCGTCAACAATGAACCTTGATTCATCACAGGTTATAATGGCTAATCTTGAATTTGCCAGGTATATAAAGAATGAGATAAATGAAATAACAGGTATACCATTACAAAGAGAAGGACAGATGCAAAATAGGGAAACTCTTGGTGGTATAAATAAATCCCTACAACAATCATCATTTATTACAGAACATTATTTTTATATACATGATAATACAAAATTAAGACTACTTGAACTTAATCTTGAAACGGCAAAACATTGTTATAAGGATCAGGAATTCTCACTTAACATAATGGATGATGGATTGATTGGTAAGGTATTAAAAGTTAATGGTAGGATGTTATCTGAGACTGCTTATGGAATGTATCTAAGTGATGGGAAAGATGATGCAGAACTTTTCCAGTACATACGTCAATATGCACATGCTGCACTACAGAATGATACAAGTAAGTTTAAAGATATATTTGAGATCATGAAAAGTAAAAGTATTGCTGCAGTAGGACGTAAGATGGAAGAGGCAGAAGATACACGTATTGCAGAAAAAGAACTTGATGCACAGAATGCAAATGAGGCACAGATGAATAATACTCAGGCACAGATCAAATGGGATCAGATGAAGTTTGAACAAATGACTCAGATTGAGATGAAGAAACTGGAAAATGAGATAACATTAAAGATGATCGACATGGAAGGATTAAAATATAAAACAGATGCAGGAACAGATGTACAACGATCACAAATAGAAAAAGATATTAAAGTATCACAAGACAAACTAAAAGGACAATTAGAAGCACTAAGACAAAAGAATGAAGAATTTAATAGAAAGTTAATACAGGAAAGAGAGTTATTTAATAAACAACTTTCACAAAAAAATAAACAGAAAGTTGCATAATTAATGTAAAGATTAATATTTTGAATAATTTATGTATAAAGATATTTTCAAAATAAACTTAAACGTGGTGAATAAGTTTTTATGTTAAATTAAAAAGATGTAAAATTGTTTAATTAAAAATGTAGCAGAAAAATGGGAAATGAAAACAAACCATCATCATCAGGAACTTTTCAAGGTCTTAACATTGGTACTTTAGAAGAAGAACTTGGGATGATATTACCTGATAATGGCGAATCAGGTACAGAAAAAAAAGGTTCAGAAGATGATACTGGACAAGAAAAGAAAAAGACAACTATAGATCTTGGATTCTTTTCACAGAAGATGAGAATACCGGAAACTAAAGAAGAAATAGAAGCAGCAAATGGAAAAGTAAATGAAGGTGATGAATCAGATGAAGGAAAAGATAATAAAAAACAGGTAAAAGGGGGAGAGGATGTCATTATAAAAGAAGATTCACCACTTTATCTCCATGCTGCTACACTTCATGAAGGAGGCATTCTCCCCACCCTTGATCCTGAAAGCCTTAAAGGTAAATCTTTTAAAGAAGGAATGCAAATCTTAAAAGATGCAGAAAAAAAATTCTTTGATGATGCTCATAATGAATATAAGAATTCACTAAATGAACGTCAGAAAGAGTATATAAACCTTCTTGAATTAGGTGTACCACAAGAACAAATAGAACATCAATTTTCTATTGAAGATACTTATTCTAAGATTACTGATCAGGTATTGTCAGATGATATAGAATTGCAAAAACAAATTATTTCACAGGAATTGAAGTTAAAAGGACTGTCTGATACTAAGGTACAGGCATTTCTTAAATCATCAGAGACCGAAGAAAGATTATTTGAAGATGCAAAAGAGTCACGTGATAATATCAATAGTTATATTGCAGAACAGAAACAGAAAACCGTTGATGATGCAAAAAAAGAACAGGTAAAACTTGATGAGAAAGAACAGGAACTTCAAAAGGAAATAAAAACAACTATTGAAAAACTTGATGAGATATTACCAGGCATTAAGATTAGTGCTAATGAAAAGACTAAACTTAATGAGTTAATGACAAAACCTATAGAAGAAAAAGTTGTATCTGGTAAGAAAGTAGGCATTAATCTTATCAATAAAACAAGAAGTGAGAACAAGGTCTTATTTGATCTTAAACTTAATTACTTTATTAATCTTGGATTATTTAATTCTGATAATAAAGTTGATCTGTCAAAAATCATGAAAAAAGTTACTTCGACTAATGCAGACAAACTTGCTGCAAGATTAAAAGAAGAACCAAATGGTCCTGATGGAAAAGGTATTAAGTTTGATAAAGAAGAAGGATCTACAAAATCAAAGAAAATTATTTTTCCAAAATTTTAAATATATTGAATTATGAAACTTATTTCACCACTTCAAGAGTATGAACCAAAAGATTTTAGTGGTCTTGTTACCACGAATCACTTAGGTGCCTTATATCAGGAAAATCCTACAGAGACATCTAACTTGGTTACACTCATGTATCGTGCCAATAAAGGAATGAATTTTGGTATGATATTGAAACAATTCTCACCTTTCACCTGTAAAACAGATGCTGATTTTCGTTGGCACTTACAGGGAGATAGTAGGAAAAATATTGCACTTGTAGAATGTCTTGTTAATGGATCTGCAGTAGCAGTTACATCAAGAGCAGGACTTGCAGGTAGTAGGTTTACTCTTATATTTCCTGAAAGGTATTTCTCCGACACTAACTTAATTGTTGGTGAACGGAACTCAGTTTATCCTATACGTATTGTAGGTATTCCTGAACCTTATGGTGCAGGTATGTGGGCATATAATTGCGAATTATTTACAGGTGACCAGACATTATTTATTCCTTATGAAGAACTGGTTGCAGGTAAAAAGTTTTCAAAAGAGTGGAGTATTGTGTCAAAGACTCTTTCGGTAAAAGGTGGAACACCTAATTACACATCTCCTTTTGCAATGAAAAATGTGTTCTCGATGATACGTATGGAAGATACACGTCCAGGTAACATGATCAGTCGTCCCGTTGCCTTCTCATGGCCCGTAGTTGATGAGAATGGTAAACAACAGTTCATGACTACATGGGAACAGTATGCTGACTGGGAATTTGATCAACAGTTTCAGGATGCAAAAGATAAATTAATAAACTTTGCAACCTTAAACAGAACTGATGATGGTAAGTTTTTACAGAAAGATATTTCTGGTTTCACCATTGAACAGGGAGCTGGTCTTGAACAACAGATCGAATCATCCAATATTTCTTTTTATAATGGTTACGAATTGGATATCAAATGGCTAACTGAACATATCATGGACCTTACAGATAATGAAAAAGGTTATGGTGAAGTAAGGAAAGTTGTAATGCGTACAGGTAAATGGGGTGCTTATGCATGGCATTTAGCACTTAAAGATTATGCTTCATTATTTACTCCTCTATCTACCAGTGATCCTTTATATAAAGTAGGTGATGGTTTTGGATTTAAAGATAATTTCCTTGAATACAGATCACCTGATGGTTCACAGGTAAGTGTACTTGTTGACCCTGCATTTGATGATAAAGAACGTAATAAGATCATGCACCCATCTGGAAAAGGTGTTGCAAAAAGTTACGAATATCAGATACTTAACATAGGTAAGGTAAGTGGAGAAGATAATATCCGTCTTGTTAATGTAGAAGGAAGTGAAGATATAATG